AAGCTGCTCTCGATCAATTGCGTCGGGGTCTATAGTTAGAAGCCTAGCTTTCTTTTTTTCTAGTATAACCATACCAAAATAGATCTGAGTTAAAACCACTAAAGGTATTTTGCCTTTAATTAAATTTTGTAGCTTCTCCCCCAAAAAAGCTTTCATTTCTATTAAATATTCCCCGTCAGTACCATCAGGGCTATACCCAGCATTAGGATATTCTGTATTGGTAACGAAGCCTGGACGCAGCATTTTAGTCCTGTATTTCCTGTCATACTCACGCTTCATTGCGTGTTCTAAGCAGTGTCCTCTCAGACAGGCGTCCTTGAAGCCGTCCCAATCGCTTCTAGGAGGCAAAGTTTTGCCCTGTAGAAGCCTTGTAGAGGTCGAACCAGTCCACAACTTCTCTCGCATGTCTAGCCACTCTGGAGAGCCTTGTACGACGTCATGATAGATTATCATAGAATAACGTCCAACTCTTTTTTTATGTCATCCCAGTTGTCGGGGTGGACCGCTCTAGCCCAAGACCAGTTGTTATGCTTTTTTATTCGCTCTGACTGAAAAGGTTGGAACTTAGCATTTTTGCTCGCCTTAACTTCGATAGTTCCCCAAAAGCTTTCCTTGAAAAATGTTATATCCTCCCACCCATTAGGGATCCCAGGTTGTGGTGTGATCACTAACACATCACAACCCTTAGATTTCAAGTATTTTTTGATGTCTATTTGTAATTTTTTCTCCATCATAAAACCGCTATTAAATTGTCAAATGCTGCGTCTACTTTAGATGGCTCAGGTGGGAGACTAGACATCTGGAGTTCTAGCGTTTCTACACTTAACACGGGTATCTCTGGAGGGAAAAAAGCATCTACTTCCATACCGAGCTTTTTGAGAAGATTTGAGGCTTCCTCGTATTCGTGCTTATAGCAGATCAAAGCATCACCTTTGCTATACCAGCAAGAAGGAAGCTCATTACGGTAACCATATTCTTGATTGAAACATATGTCGCATGTGTGTAGGTGGGTTGTAGTGAGTTCTCTATCTATTTTTGCCATGACGGTATACATCATCGCCTTCCACCTCTGTAATGCGGGCGTAGACATTTTAGGTAATAAATCCTCTACATTCTTAACTACTAACTCAAATTCTTTGGCTTTATTTAAATTCATAATAACCTCATTAACTCTTGATACGTCTTATCCGTGTTATGCTCTTCCGTGTCTAGTTCGACTGGACTGTCCTCTTTTTGGAATAGACCCCATCTACGACTCAATTCTACTAACTTGAGGGGGTCGTAATCGTCTCGTACGTATCTAGTCATAACCTTATCTCCCAACCTGAATGACGTACGCCTATATCCTGCCACCTTCGCGGCTTGACCGATTATGCGCTTACCTAGGGCAATATAGCTTCTCTCGTTGCACCACTGGTGATAGTCGTTAGTCAAATCATCGAAATTTGTAAATCCTAGAATATCAGTATCGAGTAGATCTGCAAAGTAGGTTTCAGCGGAGTTGACCTCTTCGTCGTAATCCTCTTTAGCTTGCGACGTAGCATGACTGAATGAATACTTGTAATTGCTATCTTTCAGAATTACAGTTGCACGTAATATCTCTCCGAGTAAATCAGATAGAACTCCTTCAGTATTGAAAAGCCTTTCATCGAAGGTGCTGTCCTGAGGGAACGAAGTCTTAAACGGAATAGTAAAAGTTCGGCGTCGCACCCCTTGAGTTTTGTCTGCAAAGGTTGGAATGTTGTTTGTGTTAAAAATAGTATGGACGTTACCGTCTATTAACAGACCATCCTGAGAGTTGAATTTATGTGTGTAAAAGCTGCTGTGTTCGGCTAGATTTTTGTAGCCACCTGTGTCTTTGACGTGTCCATCGTTAGACTCTAAACATATATTACCTAGCTTACCATTAAGCATGGGGGTGTCTCTCTCATCTTCGATCTGCTTAACTGTGAGTTGAGAGAACCACTTGTTGAAGGTGTATGGGGGTTTCGACCCGAACATGGCGTACAAAGCCTTAAGTACTGTGCTTTTACCATTTGCACCACTACCAACAAACCAGAATAATCCAAAGGGCTTCTTATGCATAAAAATAGGTGCAATAGCCTTAATGATATCATCGGCTAGCCCTCTATCACCAAGGGCTATCTCTTCTAGCCACTGGCGATGACGGTCTCCATCAGTGGGACTTACCGCTGCCGTATAGATACAATCCTCGGAGGGTATATTGGGGTTAAAGGCTAAATCTTCTTTGTCCCAGACTCTACCATCGGGCATAGCAATGTATTTGACATATTCTGTCATGTCGTCAGCAGTGGTAAAGAAAAGGTGCTGTAAGTCTTTGATTTGCGCCTGCTTCATGCCGAAGCCAAGTGTTTCGTAGCATACACGGGCAAAATCGTCAGAAGTTAGGGTGTTCCATCCATCCGCAGATTGATACAATACCGAACCGACAAACCTAACTATTTTGCATTTGTTATGGATTTTTTTCGCCTGGAGTTCCTTGGCGGAGACTTCAGGCTCTTCTTTAATTTTTCTTTCCATTTTCTCCCCCTCGTTTTTAACTCTATATTTTTACGCGTCTTTACGTGCAAAATACTCTGTTAAAGCTAGGCGGACGAGTTTACATTGGTCTAGTTCGGGGTTAGAATTGACCTCTTGCACGAATTTATCGTACAAGGAGGTGTCATTACCACGAACAAGCAAAACTCCAATATAGCCGTATCTTGATCTTTGTGCTTTTATTTTCTTTGCGCTCATTCTTCTGCTCCTCTCTACAGATCATCGAAATTTGGTATTATATCAGTGCTAACAGGCGTGCTGTCTGATATTAGGTCTTGTGCCATTTTATCCATACGGTCTTTCGCGTTAGGATCCTCATAATGGTAGTGCCAGAGATCTCCATATCTGCTTGTTTTATATTCTGGCTTTGGATTAGCGAAAAAGAATGCTTCTGCACCGACCAAGGTCTCACACATAAGCTTTAAGGCTATGTCTCTAGACGCCACCAGGCTTTCTATGTGACCGAAGAGCTGTTTACCTTTTTCTCTGATTGCTTCTTTTTTCTCTTCACCCCTAGAATGAACCAGTAGCCCAAGTACTTTTGTAACTGCCATTTTAGCGGCACCCTCTGTATGGAACCATAAGATAGCTTCACCTATGATAGTCTCGTCCATGGGGTCGCATACTGTAACATTGATTGCGTCGGCGTTAGGATCTTTTTGCGTCTTTTTTTGAATAGCTTCAGCCATCAATATCTTAACCTTGTGAGTTCCGTACTCGAAACCTTTGCCTCCGCCCGTATAAGGCTCTCCGATGTTGTTGATTACGTCCGTGAATAAACCCATGATTATTTGTTCTCCTTCTTAGTTATTGTTGGTTCTGTCTCGTTGTCTATCTGCTCAATAGCCTTGATGTATGCTTGGGTTTTCTTTATATCTTCGTTTAGTCTGTCTATGGCTATGTCCAATATGGAGTTCCTCACAATCACTTGCATAGATATGAATGAGATTACAGTCCACACCAAAGTGAGAATTGAGAAGAGAATGATAGTGTGAAGTCTCTGGGTAGAGATACCAACCCCCAACATGGTACTGCTAAATGTAATCATTAACAGTGACACTACAAATTTAAAATTAAGATTCATTACTGGATTTCTCCTCTCCAACATTGTAATATTCATTTATTTTGTCATTAACAATTTTTAAATCGTTATCTATTGTGGTACTGTCGAACATCTCCATTGGACTCTTGACACCACTGCCGTCAGTCTTGACTCTGAAGACGAACTCACCGAGGTCAATTACTGATTCAAACACAATATTAGTCCAACCCTCAGGGTTATTGTTTTTTCTTGTATTTTGTCCGAGAGTTTTTAACATCTTGGTCGAGGACTCTGAGTCTTCGAGATGTCCAAGTAGATAATAGTTTTGGTCTGTATCTTTGTCTAGAATAGCCTGGATAATATTGTAAAAGTCTTTTGAAATTTTGTCGTAAGTATCAAACTTGTTGTCGTTTTCTTTCGCTCCGAAAATTCCTCTCGTAAAAAGATAATTGGTATCGTCGATTACGACAATAGGTTTAATGCTAGCGTTAACCATTTTAACTACGCTAGGCATATCTTTAGCTAGGACTGGCTTGATTGTAGTGCGAAACGGCAAATCTTTACCAGTTACGTTAATGTAACTTACATCTTCTTTTGTTAAATTCCTAAGGGAACTTGATTTCCCTGTACCTGGATTCCCCAGGATAAAAATTAATCTACTCATTTATTTCTCCATTTTAATCTTTTTGATTATGTATTGTGTAGTGGCTTTTTGCACACCAGCAGGTATCTGTCCATAAAGAGTCTCCTGCGCCTTTATTTTGTCCGTGTCTAGGGTAGGCTCGATATATTGCGCGTCAACAGATTCTATATCTTCAGCTTTGTAGCTCGTACGAGTCGCGAGTGTGATAAATCCAGTAATACCATCGATATCTATATTGATCTTGTCTATACCATGATCTATCATAGCTTCTTTGATGGTCTCAGAGGCTTCCTCAGCTTCCTTTTTGAGATCCTTGTACTGTAGTTCCATCTCAGCGAACTTCTGCATTAATACCAATGCTTTTTTCGTTGTTGGGTTTTTAAGTATTAACCCCATTTGACTCTCCGTCATACTATGATCCTTTCTTATTTATGTTTTTATTATATGCCATATGTTTTATAAAGTCAATACTTTTTATTACTATGGATAGGTTTGTATTGATAGAATTTCGACTTCTCCGCCATGAGAATATCTCTGCTATTCTTTGTCAATTTGTACGATATCATTTTTGTTTCCTCTCCAGTCAAGGAAAGTTGAGGGCTACTGCTTAAGATATAGACATGGCACCAACGACCTTTATATCTAAGGTAGGCTCGTAATTCGCCCTCTACTACTTTTATCTCTGTCATTTTAAGTCTTTCACCCATTGTTTTTCGCTAAAGTCGACTTTTGTCCTTAAGCACTCATAAATGTGGTCTTCGATAGAGTCCTTGACTCTTAGACAGTAGAATAGAGTTTTCTTTTTTTGACCATTACGGTGAATTCTGCCCATGCTTTGTATGAACTCGCTGTATGAGTATGTAGGAGATATATAGATAGCTATAGTAGCATAAGTCATCTCCACCCCAGTAGCCCCCGACTTATAATGCGCTAAAGTGATACTGTTTTTGATTTCATCCCATTCATCTTTTTTGGGCAAGGTGTGTTTGTGTCCATTTTGCTCGAAAACTGTCTTGTTTTTTGGGATACACCCCAAAACCATATCGCGCTCGATATCATAATTGTAGAATACGACTATGTTCTCTTCTGTATTTTGTATAAATTCTGCAATAAATTCTTTTTTGATAGGGGTTAGGGATTGTCTTAGGGCATGGGCTAACTTGCTGGGGTTATCTAAAAGTTCGCCGTCCTCTGTTTTTCTGTTTTTCAGCATATTCTTATATTTCATTGGTAGAAGGAAGCTTTTGCCTATAATCTGTTTGTCGGGTAGTTGATGTGCCTCGGATCTGGGTAACCTTTTACTAATTGATTGCCAGTACTTGATCAATTCTTTTTCATTTTTATACCCTATTATTTTAGGGAATGGCAAATAAGAAGCATACTCGCAGTATTTTCGCTTGAATTCTGTTATATTTTTGACAAAACTGAAAATCTTGGCGTAATTTTGAAAAGACTCCCAACTGTTTGGCATAGGAGTGCCGCTTAGACCGATAAAAAACTTTGAGTCTTTTGCTACGGCAAACATAGCTTTGCCTATTTTAGATTGCGAATTGGCGAATTTATGACACTCGTCTGCGATGATTGCGTGGGTTTTGCCACCATGTTGAGGAGAGAATCTATGCCATAGGTCGGCTCTACGACTAAAAGATTCGTACGAATAAATCTCGTATTCTGGTTCAGGCATACCTAACGCCTCGAATATCTCTGTTAGATCACGCTGCCAGTCTCCAGTTCGTACTTTCGACGCTGGAGCTAATATTAGAAGTGGGCTAGGGAAGGCAGTTCTGGAGTAATGAACTAGAGACATAGCAGACTTGCCTGTTCCAACATCGGCGGACATGATATAACGAGAAGGCATGTCACGGATGTAGTTTTCTTGATATACGTATAGTTTTTGGAATTTCATGTTAGCTACTTTTTAAATCTTTAAATTTCTTTTTTAATAGTGCTTCTCCTAGTTTATTTAAGGTTTTAAGTTCACTTATGCGATTACTTATTTTCGTCTGATAGCCATCTTCTGTTTCGTACCAAGCTCCGACCTCGTTACCAAGTTTGCCTACGGAGATATGATTCAACTCGTCTATCCTAGCCCTGCGCTCTATTTCTTTGACTATAGGAAGTATTTTTGTTCTTACATAATTAGGAGCCTGGTCATCCTCACGTTCCTCTTCTTCGCTAGAGCCTTCAAAATAGAAGTTGTAGGCTATATCTATATATATCTCTATGAATGCTTGTTCTATATCTTTCATAATCTTATCCATTTTCTCCACTGTTCTAGTGGGTTTTTAATCCAAGTTGTTGATTGGAATCTTGTGTATTGGTGATGCATCAGGTCTATCATGCCTGTATTTTCTAGGTGGTCAAACATTAGATTTATCGCTTTCGTTAATATGTTAATGATCAAACATTAATTTTTATCTATTTCTTTAATATGCCATCTTAGGTTTATATTTTTCTAGTAGTTTTTTGCTTCGTCTTCTGGTACTTCTATTGTAATTTTCATTTTATTTCTCCTTTAGATTATTAAGAGCGTTTGTGAGTTCTTCAGTAATTTCATATTTTTTACCACCGATAGTGATCGTTTCTGCGTCTACCGTAGTCGTATCAGTGTCAAGTTCTTCAATTTTGCAATCACCAGTCACTAAGAGGTACCTATAATCGCGGTCGTTGTCGAAACCTTCTTCAGTAGATTGGTCGATAATAGTAGGCGTGATTTCACTATCGCTTGTCGATAGAAAATTGCCCTTAACATATAATTTCTTTAATGACACCCGAGCATAGCCTAACACCCGAGCATAGCCTAACACCCGAGCATCGCCTGACACCTGAGCATAGCCTAACACCCGAGCGTTGCCAAACACCTGAGCATCGTCAAACACCCAAGCGTTGCCAGACAACCGAGCATC